GATCATGAGTGGCAAGATTGCCGCTCCGAACCGGAAGGACGCCTGATGGCCGTCGAACTGCCCGAGACCGTCACGATGAAGCTCTCGGAGATCAAGCCGTACGAGAACAACCCGCGCAACATCACGCCGGAGGCGATCGCGGCCGTCAAGACCTCGATCGAGAACTACGGCTACGTCCAGCCCATCGTGGTGGACAAGGATCACGTCGTGATCGTCGGGCACACCCGGCGGCTGGCCATGATCGAGATGGGCATCACCGAGGCGCCGGTCTACGTCTTCCGCGGCAGCGAGGAGAAGGCTCGCGAGTACCGGCTCATCGACAACCGAACCGGCGAGCTGAGCCAGTGGGACCACAAGGCCCTCGTGCTCGAGCTGCGCGAGTTCGAGGAGCCGCTGCTGAACCAGTTCTTCCCGGACGTCGACCTCGAGATCGGCCAGCTGCGCGACATGGAGGTGACCAACGAGGACGTCGAGAAGGCGACCCAGCAGGTCACCACCGTGAAGCCGGCGACGATCGCACCGCTGGTCGAGGTCGAGTGCCCGAGCTGCTTCCACTCGTTCAAGGTCAAGGCGGCTTCGCTGCCCGGACTGACGGCCCAGGACCTCGCCATCCTCGAGGCCCGCGCGCAGACGGCGTAACCCGTGGCGGGGGTGGAGCGCGCGGACCTGGCCGGTGACGTTCTCACCGCCCTGGACAATGCGCAAGCGCTGGTAGAGGCCGGTCAGGCCGAGGACGCCGAGGGACGCGTCGAGAACTCCGAGCAGCAGGCCCGGCGGATCGAGGCGCTGACCTATCGGCTGGCCGGCTACTCGTACGAGCAGATCTCCAAGCAGATGCACCAGTCGATCAACCACGTCAAGCGGCTGATCGACTACTCGCTGCAGAACGGCGAGAACCGCGCGGTGGAGCAGCTGCGCGAGCTGGAGAACCTGCGACTGGACCGGCTGCAGGCGGCGCACTGGGCGAAGGCCCTGGAGGGCGACGACAAGGCCACCAGCCAGGTGCTGAAGATCTCCCAGCAGCGCTCGCGGATCAACGGCCTGTACGCGCCGACCAAGATCGAGATGGCGGTCGGCATCAAGCAGGAGATGGAGATCGCGCTGCGCGACCTCGAGACCCTGATGGGCCAGACCCAGCAGGAGATGGTCGTGCTCGCCGAGAACAGCCAGGGCGAGCTCGAGGCGGACACCGACAACCGCTACGTCCAGCCGGAGATGGAAGACGTCTGGAGCAGCGACGACAGCGGCCACCCGGTCTACGTCGAACCCGAGGCCGAGCCTGAGCCGGAGCCGATCCGGCAGCAGGGGATGGAGACGACCTGGTGATCACCGACGAGTCGCTGTCCGGTGTCGGCGCCCGCGCGCTGAACACCACCGAGGACCTGGAGGCCGCCTACGCCCAGCTGCGCGAGCTGGCGAAGAAGGTGACCACCCAGGAGGAGGCCCAGGCGATCACGCGCCGGGTGGCCTCCCTCGCGCGCTCCTTCCGGCTGCGCACCGGTGTGGGGCTGCCGGAGACGCCGATCGCGCAGGCTCTCGAGCTCGATCCCGATTTCCAGGTCCGGCCGCACCTCGAGTACCTCAGTCAGCGGCTCGCGCGCGCGGTGCGCCAGGTCGAGCGCGGCAACAACCAGCGCCTCGCGATCTCGATGCCTCCTCGAATGGGTAAGAGCGAGCTGGTGTCGAAGCGGACGCCGCTGTGGCTGCTGCGCCGGCATCCGGAGTGGAAGATCGTCCAGGCCTCGTACGACGCCTCGCTGCCCGGCGGCTGGGCCACCAGCGTGCGTCAGACGATCGAGGAAAACCCGCGGCTGGGCATCGCCCTCGCGAAGGATGGTGGCGCCGGCAAGCGCTGGTCCACGGTCGAGGGCGGCGGCATCTACACCACGTCGGTGCGCGGTGGTCTGACCGGCCGCGGTGCGCGCGTGCTGATCATCGACGACCCGGTGAAGGACTTCGTGGACGCGCACTCGCTGACGATGCGTGAGAACGTCTGGAACTGGTGGCTGTCGGTCGCGCAGACCCGACTCGAGCCGCCCTACCTCGTGCTCGTGGTCATGACGCGCTGGCACGAGGACGACTTCGTGGGCCGGCTGCTCAGCCCCGACAACGAGGGCAATCCGCAGGACTGGGAGCGCATCGTGTTC